ATTATTAATATCAGTACTTGTAAACATAACAAGTGTATTAGATTTTACCAAAGGATTTAAACTAGGTATACATACTCTATTATTTGATTCTAAAATAGGAATTAAATATATTATCTTGTATTGCGATGGAGTTTTCAAAAAACTTGTTGCATTGCTTATTAAAAATTGAACTTCAGATTCATTGGTTATAATAATTGGCGGCAAACATTCACCACTATTAGTAGCAATATCGTTATAAATATCATTTAATGCGTTATACCCTCTATCTATTGTATCAGATGTAATGTTCTCTACTGACATTAAAGTTGAAAAGAAACTGGGTAAATCAGTTATCAAATCAATCATATCTGCTATTTTGACAATCATTAAACTATGATCATTTGATAATACTATTAAACTTAATCCATTCCCTATATCTACTACATCATTTTTCAGACTAGATAAATTTAATTCGTTCCCATTGAATAATATAGTATTTACACTTAGAGATTCTCTTAGCAGCAATATAGGTGTATTTTCTTCTGTGAAATTATTGATAGCGCATGAATTATTTACTAGTGCTATTTTATAATTAGAATAAGTATTATTATCAACAACAATACTGGTATTTTTACTTTGAAGTGTATTGACAGGGACTGATAACTCATTATTTAAATAATATGTAAATTTATTCAATTGAGGTTTAGGGGTAAGATTTTTATAAACATTATAACTACTATATATATCGTTACTTATGCCTTGTAATTTAGTAGGATCTTCTAAAAATGTTAAAAACAAATGATTAAGTAAGCCTAATGAATCAATTTGATTTGGTTCTGTATGAGTATTAATTTTAACTTTTAGTGTAATATTATCAAAGTAACCAATTTCATCTGCTAATGTTAATGGTATGGTTTTATATAAGAATTCCATACTAGTGTCTTGTAAAGATACAACTTGAGTCTCATCTAATATTGGTATATCATTATTTAAAAAATTGCTACTTAATATTACATTACCATATACATCATATTGAGGATTTCCACGAATCAGAGCAAACATTTTCAATTCTTTTAGACTATATTTATAAATTGAATCTAATTTAATTGAAACATGAATATTTTCTGTATCACTGATATCATTGATAATTTCATAGGTTTCATCTGAAATAGGAAGTTTATTTATGACTAATCCGTTATAATATGTTATAGAACTAATATCTAGTCTTACACTACTATATATTGGCTGTTGTATATGAGACGATAAAGGTTCAATATCTCCGATATCTAATACATTAATACTACTATATGGACCAGTTCCACTTGGATATGTAAATCCTGATTCAAACATATTATAATGATTTACTGTCTCAACAATAGGATATGTAATATTATTAGGTTGAAATAAAAATGTTAATCCAGGGTCGTCATTTTCAGGAGTATGGTTGGAATTTACAAAAAGGTAGAATAGGTTTAAATTAATAAGATTACTTGGAAAAATAGATATATTTCCCTTATCGTCTTCATAAGATAGAGATAATCTCAAATTCAGATAATTATTACTTTTTACAAGATTAATAATATCTAAATTACTAGGAAATCTAATTATTTCATCATCTTTATTTGTATAATAAGCTATATGAATTTTCAAAGTAGGATTAGGAACAACAATATCACCAATATTATCATTAACAACAACTTGTAAGCCTAATTCTGTTAGTTTGCTTTTATTTATAAATAGATATTCTCCAGATTCTTCAGATAAAAATTCATCTATATTATCAAAATTAATTGTAATACTATTAGTATTCAATGACTGAATTGTATATAGATAAGTTGCGTCAGATCTATATATTGGATTATAATCTTCTAATCCTTTGTATTCCATTAAGTGAACATATGGGATTTCTATATTAGCATTAAATAAATGTAGATAAGATATGCTATTTGAAGGATTAAATTTAAAAAACACAAAATTATGAGAATTAGGATGTTGATTATATTGTTCAGATTTTAAGATTCTAGGAATTCTGGTGTTATAAGAAAATTGGGCATAATTATCAACTTTTACTGATGTAAAAAAATTATAAAAATTATTATTCAAAAAATCTATATTCAAACTGGAAATGCCAGAAAATGGGTTTTGATTTTCTATATTACTTTGACTTGAAATCTCTTGTTCTGAACTATTATTTAATAATAATTTATATGGAAATAAATTTTCACCATCCATTATTATATTTCCCATAGGAGTATATTCTATTTTAAAATTTAAGTCTAGAAATAAATAGTTATAACCAGATATTAGCTGAATATCATTAGATAATACATTAGTTTTATTATAAATACTATGATAACCTTTATAGTCGCTCCCATTTACTACTGTTTGATATACAGGTTTTCCATCAATCCCAAGCTCATTTGCTCTATTTGTGATATCAAAATATACTTTTTCTGTTCTGCTATAATCGACAATATTATATTTTAACTGGGAACAGTTTTTATCAAAAACCAAAAGACCATCGCCTCCCATACTACCATGATAAAAGCATTCTATACTCATTTTTAAAATTATAGGTTCTTCAAAATAATCAACATCCATGATTATATCGCCATAGTAATAGTCATAATTTATACCATCGACAGTTTTTATTAATACGGATAGGTTAGTTTGTGAATTAACCTCCATATTTTCGGTATATGTATCGGATGTTACAAATCCAGAATTAAATTTATCTTCCGAATTATTCTTAAAATCAGCAGGAATTCTTATATAAATACTACTATTATCTGTCAATATCTGAAAATTAGAGTTTAAATTTATATAGAAATACATGTTATCATTCTCTACAAATTGCTTTTTAAAGATATAAGTTCTATTTCTCATAAATCTATAAACTTGAACAGTTGGATTACTATTTGACATATAAATTGGTTGTCCATTAACATTGAATTTATATAGATTATCTATAGTACCTGGTGGAAAATTTCCTGGATCTAATCTTCTTGTTACATCTATAACAATAGGAGTTGTATCATCTACTACATATGAAACATGTGGAAAATCCTTATTTATTATTCTCATAGGATGATTAATAGATATATCTGTAAGTCTATAGGGTCCGGAATTAATACCATAAACGGAGTTATTTTTGTCTGTTTCTCCATTTAATGTATAATTACCATTAATAATGTTAACCTGAGATGTTCGTTTTAGACATTTTACATCATTATCGTTCGACACATCATTTTCATTATATCCTAAATCTATACCATATATTTTGGTTTTTGATGAATCTCCTGATTGTTCTAGTGGGGGTATTAATATAAGAGATGTTTCTAATGTTTTAACAAGTTGATCAGGTAACTCACCTTCTCCAACTTTATATATTTCATAAAAAATTTTAACATAACTATTAATAAAGACATTTAAGGTTGAGTTATCTTGTGTGAATTGATTAGTAACAGTATCTGTGAGTTGTCTCAGTATTCCTCTGAATTCATTAGGTTCTGGAAACCTATTTAAATATATTTCTCCTTCATAATCTTCAGGATTTGTTAGTATCGAATTTAGATTTCTGAATTCTAAATCTATAGGATTGTTATAATCGCCAGTTTTATATTCAAATGCAACTTTTACATTATAATAATATTTAGATGATTCTAAAAAAATTATAGTAGGAAGTGTATAATCATCTATTTCAGACATTTTTAATATTTCAACATGATTAGTATTACCATTATAAGCATAGTATATATTTTCATTAGGGTCATATGTATTAGAATTTTCAAGTGAAGCTTTAAACGTTCCATATTGATTACTCCATTCACTAAGATCTATTATCTGGATAGTATTATCGGGATTAATTTTATGAATAAATACTGGCTGATTATCTTGTATTGAATTAAATTCTGTGTTTATTTGTGTAACTATTGGATTTTGAGAATCTTGAATTTCAACTGAAAGGTTATCCATTTATTTACTATATACTTGTATAAAATTAAAAATTTGATACTTTATATTTTAAAATTAAATATTTATAACTGTGATTGTCCAATCAATGAATTCAAAGCAAACCATTCCAATGTCTTCTTCGTCTATCGAACAAAAATTAGAAAATATTGTAGATTCTGAATTAATGAGTAAATTTATAACACATGATATTTTTAAAGAAAACAATTATGGCGAATATTATGAACAACTAGATCCTAATAATAATATTCTAAATCTATTAAATAATAGAGAAGCAAAAATAGGTATCGAAACACTTCTTAAAGAAATTAATACCAATGGTACTATTTCTCCACAGGGTAATATGCTAGATACACCTAAGAATATTAAGATTAAACTTAAACCCCATCAAAAACGAACATTATATGAAATGACTATAAGAGAAAATGGTAAATATAGGTTTAGTGATGGATGTAACATCAATTTTCTATGTGATAATGTAGGCAGTGGAAAATCTCTATGTGTATTATCTCTTATTGCTAATTCACCAATTTCTAAATTTGCTCCTCAAACTTATTACGATGATAGCACCAAAGTAGGTAATGGTAATACTTCATATAGTAGCTATAGCACATATAACTATCAGAAGGATTTTCATCTTGGAAATGGATATAAAATCAATAATGGTTTATGTGCTTCTAGTGACGCAATAGAACTCAAAACTAATTTGATCATCATTCCACATAACGTATTTAATCAATGGATGGGATATATTAAAACTCAAACAAATCTTACAGTATTTGGTATTTCTGGTAAAAAAGATTATACTAAAATGTGTAAGAGTAAAGATAGTATTCTAAATGTATGTAATAACAATCAAATATTACTAGTAAAATCGACTATGTATAAACCACTTATTAAATTAATTAATGGATCTTTAGGATACCCATCATGTGATAATGATACTTACGAACTTCCTAACGAACTTAAATTAAAACAATCCCCCAAAGAGTCACTAAAAAATTCCTCTGATAAATTTACAGCATGCTCTAATGAATTAAGAGAACTTATGTATAAGACCTCATGTAAAGCCCAACTAGAAGATGATGTGAAAGACTATCTTTTCTTAAAAATAGAAGAATTACGAAAAACACTAAAGGGTATTATTGATAAAACAAATTGGGAAGATTGGAATAAAATTAATATTAGTAAAGTCTCTGCGGTTTCAAGGAGTAATCAACTACAAAACTACTATTTTCAAAGAGTATTTGTAGATGAAGTAGATTCTATTAGGATTCCATCCTTTCCATTCGCATATGCTAAACAAACATGGTTTATAACCTCTTCTATAAATAATATTACGTATCCAAAAGGTAAAAGAGTCTGGGATTATGATACTAGTAAATATAAAGTTATTTCTACTGGTATTGGTGGTAGTGGATTTCTAAAAGAAATGATTAGACATTGTTTCGCCAGATTTTCGAGTTGGTCCACGAAAGTTAGTGATTATAGACCATTCTTTACTATAGTTAGGAATAATTTAAATTATGTTGATTTCTCTATGAAGATACCTGAACCAATTGTTGAATACATTCAGTGTCTAACTCCTCCACATCTATTGGCAATTTCAAGCGCAATTGATAGTGAAGCTCTTAAGGCGCTTAATGCTGGTGATATGGAGAAAGCTATCTCTATATTGGGATGTAATACCGCAAGTGAAGAAGATCTTGTAGAACAAGTTACTCACAAGCTTATCAAGCAAAGAGATGGTATTGAAAATAAAATACTTGATAAAGAATCAGCATTGGTAGATTCTCAAATGGAGTTATCACTTATCTTAGAACAGTTGGAATTGGTTGATTCCCATACTGATGAAGAATTATATTTAGATTTAAAGGAGAATAAATCTAAAGTAAAGAGTCATATTAAGAGCATTATGTCATCTATTGATAATTTTACTGGGCAAAAAGTTAGTCTAGATAATAAAATAAAAGGTATTACTGATAGAGTATCTAACGTAAATGAAAAAGATTGTCCGGTATGTAAAATGCCTGTAGAAGGTCCATGCATTACATCTTGTTGTAATAATGCCTTTTGTCTAGAATGTCTTACTATGGCAGTAAGCACTTCAAAAAACAAAGAGTGTCCTCTGTGCAGAGCAAAAGTAGATATGAATAATCTAAATATTATAGTAAATGATAGTAGTGATAAAGATAAAGTAGTAGATGATAATGTGCTTCCTACAAAGATGAATAAGTTATTAGAACTAGTTAATGATAAGACCAAGAGATTTATGGTATTCTCTGAATTTGATGGGGGTTTAAGTAAAATTGAAAAACTATTTCGAGATAATGAAATCAGATATAGTGGTATTAAAGGTACTTCTAATACAATTACTAAAATTATTGATGAATTTAGAGATAAAAAATTTAATGTATTATTGTTAAATGCTAAGTATTTTGGTGCGGGATTAAATCTACAATTTACAGATGAAATAGTCATTTTTCATAGAATGAGCAAGGACCTGGAAAAACAAGTAATTGGAAGAGCTCAAAGACTTGGACGGCAAACTCCACTTAATATTAATTATCTATGTTATGAAAATGAATACTAAATAAAATAAATATTTAATATTTTATTTTAGTTTTTTAGGTGATTTACGTATAATTTTTCTTTTTGGATAACATTCAGCCAGAAACATGTCAAACTTAATTTTAACAGATTCAATTATTGTCATATATTTTTCACTTGATTCATCCTTATTTTCAGAAATAAACTTTTTAATGGCTCCATATTGGTGTGGATTTCTCAAATATATATTTACATATGGAGGTAGCTCACTTTCACAAATTAAGTCTATTAGACCTTTGTCTTTTCTCAAGTATTCCGACCACTTTTCTAATTGATTATTGAGTTGTCTTTTTGCTTTGATTTTAGATCGATTTATTAGTTTATCTATTGCTTGTTTTTGATTAGATTCCAAACTTTCTTTTAATTTATTTCTTGAAATATTATCTAATTCTCTATATTTATCATTAAATTCATTTAAAATATCGTCAAAAGTTGATCCCTGTTTAATAGTTTTAGGTTTTTTTGAGCTTTTTTTACCAATTGATTCATTAGCTTTTTCATTGTCTATAAGCTTTTTATATTTTACCATATTATTATAAGATTCATCACTACGACTTTTCATATATATGGCATATGCCTTCCTATATTTTTTTTCATATTTACGTATAAGATTTTTAGTTGGTTTATCTCCATGCTTATTTAAAGTGGTATCTTCCGCAAATGCGTCAAATGTATTACTAATCTTGGATAACATGGTGATAGTGTATAATGATTTTATATAAAAAGGGAATTTTATCAAATTTTTCAGAGAGTTTTTTGATGTTCATTCCAATAGTTAGTAATAAATTTACAGAACTTTGTATCTATATTGGGATTTTTATCTGGATGATATTTTTTCATTAGTTTATAATATTCAACCTTAGTTATATTATTCATCCAAGAAGATATATCGTCTGGAAGAACTATATCTATGGCTTCTTTATAAGTTTTTTTATACCAGTTTTTATATTTATTATTATATCTATATTTACGTTCCCGTTCTTCTTTTTCACGTCTTTTTTTAAATTCAGCAGCTTTATCAACCTTTATTTTTTTAAATCTGGGTTTTTTTATTTTATTAGAAGTATTAGGTGTAAACATATCAAGTTTTTTCTTAATTTCTTCAATTTCTTTTACAAGTTTATCATTAGGATTTTTAATTAATTGAGCTGTTTTTTTACGAAGTAATTTTGAATATTTACGTTTTGGATTATTTGTAAAAGAATTAAGATCAATATCTTCTTCATTCGCAAATACTCCAAATCTATTTAATGAATGGGACATCACATAATTGTGTTAAATTTTATAAATAACAATATTTATCAAATTTAATTTACATTATGGTGCAGTAGCCACCTCCTTCTGTTTTATCATCTTCATCTTCATTAGGTTCTTCAATAATAGATTCCAAAAGAGATTTATTTTCATGAACTACAATAAGTGGTGATGATTTCTTAGGTGTTTCCCAGTTTTTAATACTTTCAGGCATAAAATAATCATAATTAACACAATTCCCAATTGTAACTTTGTCATCATCAATATGTTCATTTTTTTCACTTTCTTCAATAATATCTAAATTTAAATCTAAATCTAGTTCTTCAATTACGAGATCTTTTTCGATTATAGGTGTATCTAATTTATCTGTATCAATATTATCGAATGAAAAATCAAATAATTTGAATGGGTCTGGAATAAATTCCTGAGCTTCTATATCAAAGGTATTAGTATCAGATATTTTGCTTATTCTAATTGGTGAAATTACAGGTGAATTAGGTAATGTAATTGTCAAAGGACTTTTTAATTCCTTAAGCGGTGCTTTAGCAATATCAAAAATTAGTTTTCTAGGTTCAATTGCCGGTAAAGGTGTTTTTAAAAACATATTCGTTTTAATATTGGGAAATATAGGTTGGGGCATTTTAAATTTATCTTTAAACATTGGTTTAACATAATTCCATGTATATAGTTGAAGATCAAAATAACGCCTATTAAAATTTCTAGTATTTATTAATGTATGTTTTCCATTTAATGGATTAAAAGTTTCAACGTAGTATTCTACATTATATATTTTAACAATTTCACCATTACAAGGTTTATTACTACATTGATTATTAAAAAAATCAGAGCGATTTTTAAGATATCTTCTTTGTTTTTTTTGATAAATAGCCTCTTCTATTTCGTCGGTATTGGTATATTTTATCGTATATTTGTTTTTTCTATTTGTTAGTTGTTTCATATTTGGAAACAAACTTAAATCATTGAATATTGGTGAAGACATTATAATATAAAAATTTAAAATATTTTAAATATCAATATTTTAAATTTAATTAAGCACTACAACTTAGACATGCATTTTCTTTTTCGGGATCAATTGTAAATTTCTGAGCATTTGCTACAGCTCTTCTTCTTAGATAATATATGCCAGTTTTTAATCCCTTTGAATGAGCATACATATGCATAGATGACAATTTACCTAAAGAAGGGTCTTGTAGCCAAAGATTTAAACTTTGAGACTGACACACATATATACCTCTATCTGCCGCTTGATCTATTAAAGATTTCATTGACAAGTCCCATGCGGTTTTATAAATTTCTTTAATAGTATCGGGAATTTCTTCAATATTTTTAACAGAGCCATTATTAATGATGATTTTATCTTTGATGTCATTATTCCAAACACCTATTCTTAATAGATCATCTTGAAGATATTTATTCACAACCATAAATTGTCCTGCTAATGTTCCTCTTGAATAAATATTGGAAGTAAATGGCTCTATACATTCATTATTACCTAAAATTTGACTAGTTGATGCTGTGGGCATCGGTGCTAATAATAATGAATTTCTAATACCATGGGTTATAATATTTTTTCTTAAATTTTCCCAATCAAATGTTATATCTCCAATAGATTTAATAGGTTCTTTATTCCATAGATCAAATTGAAATTTTCCTTCAGACATAGGCGAACCTTCAAAAGTAGAGTATGCTCCTAAGTATTTAGTCTTTTTAAGTTCATATGAACATGGTTTTAACTCATGATATAATTTTTCTCCACGACCTTTAAATTCTGGATCGTAAAATTCATCAATTTCTCTACCTCTCATATTTTTTATCAATTCCGCAAAACGAACTTCTCTAGATTTAGATATCTCCATACTTGTAGTACATGACGCATAATAAATTGCGGCAAATATCTCTTTATTGAGTTGAGCAGCTTCTTTAGAATCAAACGCATATTTAAATTTAGCATATACATCTGCTAACCCTTGGACTCCAATACCTAATGGTCGATGTTTAACATTTGAACGTTTTGTCTCTATAACTGGATAGAAGTTAATATCTACAACCTTATCCAGATTTTTAGTAACTCTATTAGTTACTTCCATCAATTCTTTGAAATCAAATGTAGGTTTAAAATATTTATACAATTCTGTAAAACCTCCAATACGATTTTCAGATACATAAATTTGAGGGACAGTATTTAATTTAGATTCCTCGTCTTTATCTATATTTATTTTTTCGAAGAATTTTGCTCGTTCATCGTCGTTATCCAGATTAATCTCCTTATAATCTAAACCATGAGATTCCATTAGTTTTTTTGAATAATTACAAAATTTACAATCTGATTTAGAATATATAACTATATTTTTAAGTTTATCCGCATCAAATGGTTTTACAAAAGAACTAAGACTCAGAGACGCTAATGTACAACATGCATATTCTTCAGTGTCTGAATATTCTATAATTTCAGTACATAGATTTGAACTCTTAATAGTTCCTAAATTTTTTTGATTCGATTTAAGATTACACGCATCTTTGTAACAAATATAAGGAGTTCCTGTTTCCATTTGCGCCGAAAGTATTTCTTTCCAAATATCTTGCGCTTTTACAACCTTTTTTACGTATTCTGGTTTTGATTCGTATTCGAGGTATAGTTTATTAAAATCTTCACCATAACAATCAGTAAGACCTTTACATGTGTCGGGACATAATAAACTCCAATCTCCATTTGTCTTAACTCTTTCCATAAAAATATCCGATAACCATACTGCATAGAATAAATCCCTGGCTCTGGCATTTTCATCACCATGATTCTTTTTTGCTTCAAGAAAACCAAATATATCAGGATGCCATGGTTCAAGATACATTGCGAATGAACCATTTCGTTTACCAGATTGATTAATATGTCTAGCAACATCATTAAATACTCTAAGAAGTGGAACTAATCCATTAGATTTCCCATTCGTGCTTCTGATAAGAGCATTTTCACCTCTAATATCATGTAAATGTAACCCGATGCCTCCTGCCCATTTAGATATTTGAGCACAATCTGCTAAGGCCTTATACATACCAGTCACACTATCACCTACACCTAATAAAAAGCAACTAAGTAATTGTGGACGAGGAGTTCCTGAATGGAATAATGTTGGCGTCGCATGCGTGAAATACTTATCCGATATAAGTTCATAAGTTTCAAGAGCGTCCTTTAAATTATCTACATGTAATCCGATAGATACTCTCATAATCATATCTTGGATTCTTTCAACTATTTGACCATTAACTTTGATTAAGTAAGCTTTTTCCAGAGTTTTAAGAGCAAAATAATCAAAATTAAAGTCTTTGCTGTAATCAATCGTATCATTAAGTTTATTTTTGTTGGCAATAACAAATTCATATACTTCTTTACCAATAAGAGGACAATGCTTGCCTAGTTGGTCATTATTATTATACATTGTTGTCATTGTTTCTGAAAATGATGGAGATGTTCGTTTATGATTATTTGATATCGCAATTCTAGATGCCAGCGCATTGTATTCCAAATGTTCTACTCCTTTTTGAGTGCATTGTTCGGCTGCTAGGTCATCAAGTTCATGAGTAGCTACCATATCATAAATACGGGTTACAACTTTTTGAGCGATTTCAAAATAATTAACATGTGTAAGTTTGGGTTCCATTTCAGCAAGAGCTTTTAATCTATTTGTAACCTTATCAAACGATACTTGTTCCAATTCACCATTTCTTTTTTTTACTCGTAACATTGTATTCATTGTAATATAATATGTAAAGAGGTTTTTAAATTAAAATAATTAATCAAATCTTTATACTTAAAAGAAAATATGTATCTATGTTATAAATGAACGAATTAATTATTATAGCTCTCCCAGTCAGTTTTTTGATAATAAATGGTCCATTAATAAAAAATATGCTGTTCAGAAAAAAAACTACATTTAATAAAACACCAAGAGCAGACGTATGTTTAGGAGAAAAACCTGATTATTGTCCAATGTCGTCTTATAAACAATGCACTAATAATTTCATACCTGTATCTCCATGCTTATGCGAAGAAAGATCGTTTGAATTATGTCCTCAGCATAAAAAAGTGAATCAAAAAGCCTATCAGTTAGCATACGATCCCTTTAAAAAGCCTAATATTCCTCCGTATATTTATGGAAAACCTAGGGTAAATATGTATCAAAGTGAAAAAACTGCTTTTGACAAATACTAAATATAATATAATTATTAAAAATAATAATTGTATAATATAAAATGAGTACTAATCCAGATATTACAGTTAAAAAAAACCTCAAGATTAGAAGAAAGAAAACACACGTAAGTGTGTCATCGTCTGTATCTGATAGTTCCCAAGATAATAAACCAAAACGAAGATTTAAAATAAAACGAAAAACTCCAAGAGATACCAGTTCTCAAGGTGTTCTGTCGTCAGAAATAAGTTCAAGTTTATTAAGTTTACTGGTAACAACTGAAGATACCGAATCTAAAGCTTCAACTATTAAACAAGAACTATCCAATTATTCTGTAAATATTATAGTTCCTTTCAGAGATAATCTTGTTTTAAAATCTAAGGCAAATCAAAATAGAAGTGAACATTTAAGAGAATTTAAAGAATACATGATAAGCTATTTTTTACCTTTGGTGGTTCAGAAATTTAAATCGGATGGTATTGATGCGAATATTAAAATAACTATAGTCGAACAATCACAGGATGGTAATAGATTTAATAGAGGCGCACTTTTAAACGCAGGCTATTTAAATGACCCCGGATATGATGCATATATTTTCCATGATGTAGATTTATTACCTAATGATAATATGATTAATATATATTCTACCAAATACAGTCAAAATGATATCATACATTTTGCTGGTGGATGGGATAGATATACAGGTACCGATTATATAGGTGGAGTAACACTTATTGGTAAACAGGTATTTGCGAGTATTAATGGTTTTCCCAACGATTATTGGGGATGGGGAGGAGAAGATGATGAAATTAAACGTAGATTAGAAAGTATGGGATTGTATACCAATTTAAAAAAATTTAGAATAGAGGAATCCTATAGGGATTTAGAAGAAATAAAATCGGTGGATGTTAAACGAAAAATGTTAAAAAGTAATGCTCTTGAATTAGATAATATTATAAGAAGAGATCAGGCGGCGCAGCATTCCTTAAATTGGAGAACTAATGGACTTGTTCAGAGTGTAGATAATTTTTATACTATCTTAGATACTATTAATGAAGGTAGTAATTTTACATCATTATTAGTTAATTTGGATTATGAAATTATAAAACCTACACTTGACGAAGTAGCTCTTAGACCAGATTTATTTCAAAGTTCTGAATCAAAAGATTCCACAGATATTTTCGAGATTAAAGATGCTATTACAGGCCAAGAACTAGACTATATATTTAATATTAAAAATTATGTTACAAGTTACGATAGTTATAACGAATGTGACCAAAATAAAAAACAATTTCCATATATAACTAATCCACTAATTTTTAAAAAGTTATTAGATACAATTGATTTGGATAGTTTTCAAAAGAAGATTGATATAGATGAAAGAATGAAATTAACAGATGATATTTATCAAGGTAGATTTACAAAGGACACTATTATAAATACTTTCAATTATATGTTTTATAAGATTAGACTAGGTGTATTTGTTTTAATAAAAGACAATAAAGTTAAATACTTTGTCCCATTTCATAATCTTAATTATGTAAATAACTGGTCAAGTTTCATTAATTTTAGCGATGGTATAAGTAATATCGATGAATATGAAGTAGATAGGAAACCTTATATTAGAGATTCACTTAATAAAAACGTAAATACTTGGGGGGCTAATAACTGCATATTAGGAACTTGGGAAGATACTACTGTTGGCGATATGGGCTGGAGTGAAATGTTGGAAATGTTAAATGAAACTTGCGCTAATAGAGAAGTTAATGATAGTATATTTTTTTATAATCGAAGAGATAATCCAGTTATAACTAAAAATAGAACAGAGCCTTATAATCATATATTTAATGGATATCAACATCCACTTGAAGAAGAATTTTCACATGAAACTTATATTCCTATAGTTGGATACTGTAAGAATAACCAATTTTCAGATGTATTAATTCCTATATATGCTGATTGGAGAGATATTACAGGTAAATATTATCCTACAAGTTGTCAAAACATGAATGTAAGCGATATTGTAGAATCTTGGGATCAAAAATATCCAATAGCAGTTTTCAGAGGAAGTGCGACTGGTTGTGGTGTTACGCCTCATAATAATGATAGAATAGCAGTAAGTCTTATATCAAATCAATTAAAATCTATGGGTAATAACTCTATAATGGATGCTGGTTTAACAGGGTTTAATTTGAGAGATAAAAAGATATCTGACGGACCTGTTTCATTTTTTAAATATAAAGATGCTGGATTAGATAGCACAGTTGAGAGAATACCAATGAATGAACAATCATCATATAAATATATTATTCATATTGATGGTCATGTATCTGCTTATAGATTGGGAAAAGAATTATCTTTACATTCATGTATAATAAAAGTAAAAAGCAGAGGAGATTACTATGTATGGTTTAGTAATCAATTAGTTCCTTTTAATCCACGAAAAAATAATTTAGAAACTGCTAATATGGTTGAAATATCATCTGTTAAAGCAAACTTAATAGGGACAATTCAATACTTACAAAAAAATGATGAAATTTCAAAAAAACTTGCCGAAAATGCTAACGATCTCTATACAAAAATTATGAATAGAGATAATATATACGATTATACCCAAGGGGTTATTAATAAAATTTCAATGAATTACTATTCTACTTAATAGTATTTATAATTTTGTTAGTATAATATTCAAAATTACTTTTTAATGATACAACATTTTTAAGATTAGAAATAGGTGTTTTCTTAAGAATGTTTTTTAAATTTTTATCCTTAAATGACTGTAAATATTTATTTAGAATTACTCTTGAAATTGATATCCAATCCTTAGGATACATTATATTTATATCTTCTAACAATAATTGTAGATTATTTATACCTACAAGATTTAATACTTCTATTAAATTACCCTCTATTAGGTTTTCAATACTGAATTTATTTTGACTATATGAAAATACTCCAAAGAATGAGCCTATATATACTTTTTCAAATACGTAATTAACTTGATGGGTATTATTACTTTTACTCCATATTTCACATAATCTTCCAATATTCTTTATTAGAATACTAAAGCAACTTGAAAAAATATCAATATCTAGGTTTAAATATACCTTATGTGGTAATATTTTTAGTGATGAATTACCAATTATAACAGAAAATAGGTCTTCGTTTTTATCTATTCTATCAATTAGACGTATATTATCTTTATGAAATAGCCACCGTTTTGTATTAATTACTATCTCATTATCTACTTTTTCATATGAAAAATCAGTGAATTGAAATTTACCATTATTAGGTTCAAATGATATCTCTAGCTCATTTATAAGTAGCTTAATTTCTTTTTCGGGAACTAGAAATCCATCCATATATTCGTATTCGAAATCATCTGAATAAATACTTGAATCACAATCGCTTAATACTGAATCGTCAATTCCTGAACTAGTGTTAAAATAATTTTTTACGATTAGTTTGTGTTCATATGACATTGATTTATATTTATTCGTTTTTGTTTTTTGTTTCTTACGTGAATATAGCTGTTTTTTGAAAACTATCAAAGTTTTATATATTTTATCACATGTAGATTTAAATAATCTAATTCTTATACTCTCAATTACAGGACTTAATCCATTTATAGGTATTATTACGTTATTAGCCCATAATATATCTTTTTTCCATATTTTAGCATTTAAATAAGGTATATTAATTCTATCTTTTTCAAAATTTAAATTAGTGGTGTTTATAGTTACAGTATTTCCTACTTCCAAAACAACCTTTGTTTCATTTACTAGAAATTTAAAATTCATTTTATTTTCACTTTTTGGGAATAATTCCAATAAATCTTTTAGTTCTTCTATCAACTTATTTCTTATTGATTTTTCTAATAAATGTATTACCATTTTATCCACAAAACTACTAGCACGGTTTTGAGTCAAGTAATAGGTTAATTTAATATTTTTACATTTACCTATAAAGGTATTTAAATGAATGATTCTTATTTTATTTATTTGAATATTTATTTCATCTTTATTTTTAGTTCCTCTAATCCCCCTTATTTCTAAAATAAAATTATTAAAATTAATATTGAGAGTTTTTATATATATTTTACTATTTGTCAATAAATAACTTATAATATTTTCTAATCTGAAAATAGATTTATTTGTATTCCAGCAACCATTAAGCCATGACCTAAATATGGGCGGTGGGGTAGTATTTTTAAAAATATTTGTTAGTTTAGGAGATATATTCACTTGATCTATTTTTATGGTAGGAATCAAACTTCTATTAATATGTGCAAATACCTTCTTACATTCTAAATAATCAAATAATTCAGTATCACTATACTTAACATACTCAGTACTGGTTATTAATCTATTATTTTTAGTTTTTAAAAAAATATAACAGTTGGGATTTATTTTAAGCTCTTTCTTAATAGTAAGACCAAATAAATAATTTATAAGCGTATGACATAACTCCCAACTAAAATCTTTTATGGTAGATTTAATTGTATTAATCCAATCCATCTACTATTTAAATATATATAAGTTTTAAATATATAATATCATATTAAATATGGATAATCATTTTGTATGGAAGAAGGTGAATCCATCTAAGTACGATCTTGTGAAAAAGACCCAATTGTCACAAGATGATGAGTTTGAACTATATAACGAAAAAGATAATTTCTCAATTTATAATTTATCAAAATTAAAAATTATAAATATTCCTACCATTATGAACGTTTTGAATCAGCGATACGCTGAAGATAAAATATATACCTATAATGGCAAAGTTTTAGTATCTATAAATCCATTTAAAACAATAAATAAATTATATGATTCAATTAGTAACATCGATATAGAATATCCGCATATTTATTCAGTAGCAGAATCCGCCTATAAAAACTTAAATAATAAAAACCAAGCAATTCTTGTATCAGGTGAATCGGGTTCTGGTAAAACTGAAAACACAAAGTATATACTAAAATATCTATCACAAAATTATGGTTCCGATGATAGTATATCTAATAACATCATTAGTTGTAATCATATAATAGAATGTTTTGGAAACGCCAAGACTATTAAAAATAATAATAGTAGTAGATTTGGTAAATTTATTAAATTATTCACCAATGATGATAATAAAATTATAGGAGCAAATATCGAAAACTATCTCCTAGAAAAATCAAGGATAACTTCATATAGTAATTTAGAAAAATCATATCATATATTCTATTTTTATAAATCTCATTTGTTAGAAAAATACAAATTTGGAGATAACTATAAACTTATATCAGTAACAGATGATGAAGAAATACAAGAATTCCTATCTCCTAATCAGTTATTAAGTATATTGGATGATTTTGAATTTACTAATATTGAGAAAGATAGGATATTTTATACTATAAAATTGATACTTGAATTAAGTAATATTTATGATAGACAATCTATGATAGACATTGTAAATAAATTAGAAACAGATTTAGTATTTTTAGATACTACTCCTAACAAATTACTAGATTCATTTACTAAAAAAATTTTTACAATCGCAAATGAGGAGATAATTAAATTATTAGAATATCCTGATATTGAGGTAGTTATTAAATCATATTCGGAAGACATATATTCAGAGTTATTTGATTTTATAATTGAGAAAATTAATAATAAATTAGGTGTGGTTTCTGATAAATATGTATCTATATTAGATATATTTGGTTTTGAAATATTTCAACAAAATGGATACGAACAATTATGTATTAATTATACTAATGAAATCTTGCAGAATATATACAATAAAAATGTTCTTGAAAACGAGCAAGTAGAATATGAAAAAGAAGGTATTAACTGGAATTATATTGAATATAATTCTAATAAAGATATACTTAGTCTTTTTCATTCAAAACTATGCTTATTTGGTATAATAAACGAACAAAGTATTCTAAGTTCAGGAACGGATAAGAATATTTATTCAAATATTAATAAACAATTATCTAAAAATGATAAACTGACTATTAGAAATAAAGATGTTGTTCATAATAGATTTTCAATAAATCATTATGCTGGAGAAGTTATGTACACTGTGGATAACTATATACTTAAAAACAGAATTAAAAGTAAAAATAGAAAAATTAAAACTAATTTACAAATGTTTGTAAATCAACTCAATAAACTCCAAAAACAACTAGATCAGTGCAATTGCTCATTTGTGAGATGTATCAAGCCAAATGATAATAATGTATCAGATTCATTTGATTATGAAAAAATTCATGACCAATTATTATATAGTGGTGTTATAGAAGGTATAAAACTGGTATTAAAAGGTTATCCTGTCAAAATTAGGATAGATTCATTAGATAATGAGTTCAAATATATTTATGGTAGTAATATTGATATAAATCAAGTTCTTAATAAAAATAATATTCAAGAAACTAAGTATAGTTTTGGAAAATCTAAAATTTTTATGAAGCGTGACGTATATGATTTACTAACAGAAGAAGATTTTAATATTCAAAAATTATTAGCAACTAAAATAACTAGACGTATACAAACTTGGTTTTATAGACAAAAGTTTATTAAAACCAGGAAAAACATTATAAAACTTCAAGCGTTTGTTAGAATGGTTTTAATGCGTAATAAATTTAGATCGTATATAGGTAATAAGCGAGCGATTGTAATACAGTCATATATAAGAAGATACATTGCTAATAAATATTATAAATCTGTATTGAATGCTGTTATCACTATTCAGAGTAATTATAAAGTATATTGTGCCAAAAAGTTATATCATACTAGACTATTAATTTTGAAACGTAGAACATATGCTGCTAATTTAATTAAAAAATATTATATAGAATATGTGGATAGGCAGCGTTTAAAATTGGAAAATGATATAAAATTTCAAAATGAGAAATTACTAATAGCACTTAAGAATTCCGAGGATGAAAAGGTAAATAAAAATGAATTACTAAAGATGCAGTTAAATGAAAAAGATAAGGAATTAGAGATATTGAAGAAAGAATTAGAGACTAATGTTATTGTTAATAAGACTGAAATTGAAAATAAATATAAGGATGAGTTGGATAAAAAAGATAAAGAATTGACAGAATTGAGAAATAAATTAAATAAAAAAACTAATAATCTAAGTGATAGTGTTAATGAGAATTATATAATGAATAATCAAAGCGAAGATGGTCTTTATGATATTGACTTAAATTCTAATTATGAATGCGATAATGCTGTTCAAATGGTGGGTAAAAAATTAGAAAATATGTATCTTGAATTGAATACTAGAGATGAGATGATGAATAAATTATCAAATAAATATAAAAAACTAGAGAAATTATATAAAATGGAGCAATCAAAAAAAACTCCTAAAACTTTATGGGAAAAAATATCAAGTCTATTTTAACCAATAATAATTTTTAAATTTGATAAATATTTTTTAAGTACTTGAAATCTTAAAAGATTGTTATGAGCACTAGTAATTCAGAAATCATTGATGATTCACTTAAAAATTGGAAAGAATCATTTGATAAACAAAATAATTCTAACATAGATAATAAATTTGTATTTTATGAAGGACCACCTTTTGCTACAGGAAATCCACATTATGGTCATATTCTTAATGGAATAATTAAGGATTCTGTATGTAGATGGAAGATTATGTCTGGATTTAATGTTCCCAGAAATGCTGGGTGGGATTGTCATGGATTACCTATTGAGAATAAGATGGAAGATAGATTTGGTATTAAAAGTAAAGATCAAATCATTGATTTTGGAATCAAAAATTACAATGAAAAATGTCGAAGTATGGTATTCGAATGTGTAGATCAATGGAAGGACATGGCAAAGAAGATAGGAAGATGGATTGATTTTGAAAATGATTATAAAACAATGAGTAATGGTTATATGGAATGTGTATGGAATGTATTCAAACGAATATATGATAAAGACTTTGTATATAGAGGTTTTAGGGTAATGCCTTATTCAATCTCACTAGGAACTCCACTATCAAATTTTGAAGCATCCAGTAATTATAAGGACACATCCGATACATGTGCGACAGTAATGTTTAAACTTAAATCAAATAAATCAATGTTAGCTAATTTTGATTCACATATTCTTGTATGGACTACAACTCCTTGGACACTTCCAAGTAATACATGTTTAGCTGTTAATAAAAATATTATTTATGTCCTTTTTAAAAGTATTACGGATGATAACATATATATTACAAGTAATAGTTATTTTCAAAATAACTTCAAATCTGACGAAAATATAGTATTATTTACATTGTCGGGTGATATACTTGTAGGTGAAAAATATATACCCGTATTCAGTTATAATAATAAGATAGATGAGTTCCGAATTCTACATGGTGATTTTGTTAATGAGGAAAAAGGAACCGGAATTGTTCATATTGCTCCATCATTTGGCGAGGATGATTTTAATCTATGTATCGCTGAGAATGTTCTTACTAAAGACTTTTCAAACCTGTTTCTACCTGTAGATTGTAATGGTAGATTTACTAAAGAAGTGCCGGAGTTCGAAGGCGAAATTGTATTTGATACTAATAACTCAATATGTGATGTGTTAAAGAATGCAGGTGTTCTGTTTAAGAAAGAAAGTATTGTTCATTCATACCCATATTGTTGGCGGAGTGATACCAAGCTTATGTATAGAGCTGTTGATTCATGGTTTATTAATGTATCAAGTATAAGCGACAAATTAGTAAAAAATAACTCTGAAGTTAATTGGGTTCCAGAAAGTATAGGTAAAGAGCGTTTTAATAATTGGCTTGAAAATGCTAAGGATTGGAATTTTTCCAGAAAACGTTATTGGGGTTGTCCTATTCCTATATGGGTAAATGAGGAGGATAGTAATGATATTATTGTAATTGGAAGTATAGCTGAATTAAAAGAATATACAGGTATTACTCCAAATGATCTACATAGAGAAACTATTGATAGCATAACAATAGTTAAAGATGGAAAAAAATACAAAAGAATTGAAGATGTCATGGATTGTTGGTTTGAAAGTGGTTCTATGCCATATGCTAAGGATGGAAATATTGATTCAAAACTTATTCCTGCTGAATTTATATGCGAGGGTCTAGACCAAACAAGAGGATGGTTTTATACCCTTTTGGTTATATCCACAATTCTGGACGACAAGGCTCCATACAAAAATGTTATTGTAAATGGACTGGTATTAGCAGAAGATGGTAAAAAGATGTCTAAAAGATTGAGTAATTATCCAGATCCAAATGATATTATTCAGAAATATGGAGGTGACAGTCTTAGATACTATTTACTGTTTAGCGGAGCTTCTTATGGTAATTCATTATGTTTTAAAGATACAGAAGTAAGAAGTATAAGTAATAATGTAATAAATGGACTATATAATTCATGTAATTTCTATAAAGAATATCTAAATCTTGCCATTAAAAAGAAATTAATAACTTTCGAAGAGATAGACATAGATGATAGCATATTTAAGCAAAATATATCTGATATTTGGATCAAAAGTCTAACATATAAATTATATCTAAACATAAAAGATAAAATGGATATTTATGAATTGAAAAATATTGGTGATATGGTAATGAGATATGTAGATAATCTAAATAATTCATACATTAGAATGAATAGAGATAGGTTCAGAAATTCAGATAGACAAGCAATTATTACATTACACACTGTTCTTAAAAATCTATCAATAATTCTGGCAAGTTTTACACCATTTATAGCTGAATATATAAATACAAGTATTGGATATAATGATAGTGTGCATAATAAGTATTTTAAGGATATAATAACTCCAATTGATTATGATAGTAATATTATTGATAAATTTGAGGTTATGATTGATATTATTGACTATATTCGTAAATATAGGACAAAACACAATATTACAGGTAAAATACCTATTAAAAAAATGACAATTCTTATAGATCCTAATCTAACAGACTCTAATATAGTAGATGAAACTATTATTAGTTATATGAAAAATGAGGGTAATATTTTACAAATCGAATATAAACTACTGGATGACCTTTTCAAAATTGATAAATTTATCCCTAATTTTAAAGATTACAAATTTGATTTTGGTGCAAAATGCTTACTCAAAATGGCAAGTGATGCGAATAATAATAAACTAGAAAATGTATATTTATCAGACAAAGGTATTGAAATTTCTCCAGCAATAGGAGACCATATTACAAGAAAAGTAAGCATTAATAAAAAATATTTTGATAAGAAAAATCAAATCACCATAGGACAATCAAGAATAGTTCTTCAATTTGACACAGAAATTAATGAGTTAGTAAAAGAATTATATATTGAAAAGCAAATATTAGCAGCTATTCAGCAGAAAAGAAAACTCGAAAACTATGATATAAGTGAATACTTAGATGTAACAATCATGTGTTATGAAAAAGATAGACATAAGATTAAATTACCTGATATCTATCAAACAAATAATATTAGTATACATACATTTACTAAAAATAAAGAGGGAAGTTTAGGCATTGAAGCTTTTAAGGAATTAGTTTATATTGATATTTTGTTGTCTTCTTGTCAATATATTAATACTACAATGAGTTGTTAAATCTGCATTCTTCTTCTTCTGATAACTGTTCCGCCAGGAGTTGTAACAGTTTCGTCTGTAATATTAGCTCCCATTTCTAGATATTGAGATATTTTATTTTCACTAAAATCATAATCTACCGGCGACGCTGTTACAATGTGGGGAGCCATTTCAAGATTATTTTTATCGTCTTCAGATTCTATTTCTGTATTTGTTTCATCTTCTTTCATCGCACGACAACAATCTATACAACAACCGCATACATCGCATATGGTTTTAATTGTTTCGAGATATCCACAACAACAGGTTTCATCTATATATTCTGATATTATATCTTTTATACACCATGAAAACATTTTGTTAAGAAATACTAATATAACCGTAATTACTGAAACTCCTGTTATAGTAAATGAAATATAAACAATTATCTGTAAAATTGGTGACATTTTAGATGAATTATCTGATATATTACTACAATTACAAACACTTTTATAATTAGTATTATAATCATGAGAAGGAACTATGTATTTATTACCTGATATGTTTGTTCCTTCAATAAGGGTATTAACTAATATATTATTAGTTATATTGGTTTTATTACATTTATATTTTGTATTGTTAATCCATCGTGTCTTATTAATCCATCTTGTTTTACTAATCCAATTTGTCCTATTAATATACAATGTCTTATTTATCCAATTTGTCCTATTGGTATACAATGTCTCGTCTATCCATTTTGTTCGATTTATGCATGATACCTTATCAATCAAATTTGTCTTATTAATCCATCGTGTCTTACTTACCCAATTTGTCTTATTAATCCATCGTGTCCTATTTTCCCAATTATATTTTATATAATTAGTTATATTATCAATATTAGTGATATTGTATTTATATTCCAACACTGTTTTTATTACAAAACTAGTTATATTTTTAACATTTGTTTTATTAACTATGTGGTATTTGTTTATAATTTTTATTATTTCTCTAGTAACATTATTGTAAAGAGTAACATTATTATATATATTGTTGACTATAACTTTTTCAATATCTATATATCGGAGGATCTCTTTCGTTATATTTAAATAGCGGGTTTTATTTATATATCTGGTTGTATTTATGTATCTAGTCAAATTTATATAATGATTTTGAAATATATAATGCCTAATAGGTAATATATAAGAATCACATTCGTTAGCATAATTACCCCATTGAACTTGATCAATCCAAGTAAAATTGTTAGGATTAGGACATTCATAAAACCTACAATGATATGGTTCAGTATTAGATTTAGAGGAGCTGCCAAATCTCGATACTACATTACACTTACCAGTGTATTCATTTATGCACTTCTCTTTACATATATCTAGGGTATTCCATAAATAGTTATTTTTGTTTTGCACATTAGAAAACGGACAGTCGGGTCTTTTTCCTGTATGCGATGTATCTTTATACCAAATACTATCAGGTATAACGTATTTATCAGGCATTACATATTCAATTTGGGCATTCGATACAGATGAACAGCTTATATCTTTAACACATTTGAAAGTAACTGTAGAAGGACAGCTAATACATTCGCATGAGGAACCAGAAATTTGAGGACACCATATAGTTATTGATTTACAATCTCTTAAGCCGGAAGCACCACATTTAAGCTTAAAAGATTTTGCTTCTTTGGAATTTACAGTGCTATATTGATATGCGTCATGTCCGCTTCCTCTAGTTTCAATATAACATGTTTTGTCTTTTAAACAATTGAGTTTTGTAGATTTACAAGTTCTTTCACTATTTGTTCCGCCACAATAAATATTATATTCACCATTCCATTCTCTATTTTTACATGCATCATGTCCAGAACAATATATATTATCCGAAAATACGACTTGAAATATACATAAAAAATATATTATAAAAATTGTAAATTTCATTACTATTAATAAATTTTATAGGTTATACTTAAATGATTTTAAAATATATAAAAGTAATTTTCATACTATCAAGTATAAGATATGAATTTGACATTATCGTATGGCGAAGACTCAATTGAACTTACTAATGAACAATGTATATCATTAGAACTTTCATTAAATACATCCGAATTCGGAAAAAAATGGATTGATTTAGGAGATATACTCTATTCATGGGGTTCTAATACAAATTATAAAGATCTACAAAAAGAGAAGGTATATTATATTACTTCGGAACAATTAAGGTGGCTTAAAAATATATTAACTAAAAACTAGTCTTATTTATGATAGTAATAGGGCTAATTTTTTTATACTTAGATTTATAAATAATACATAGTTGTTGATATAGAATTTTGGTAGCATAAACATCGCTTAACGCTCTATGAGCATTATTATTATCAATGCCAAATAACTTACAAAGGTTTGCTAGACTATGAGACCACTCTTGGGGCATAAGTAATTGTGCCATCTTCAGAGTATCCATTTCCCTAATTTTTGAAGGAAATTTAATATTATGTTGAGTAAATTTACATTTAACAAATGGGATATCAAAATTATAAGAATTATGACCAATAAGATAGCGTATTTTAGTTGATTCAATATTTAAATAATCGTTAAAATCATGAAGAACCGTTTCAATAGAAGGTTTGTCTTTCAACATTTCATCGGATATATTCGTAATCTCTTTTATTTTTTTAGGTAATTTTTTATCTCCAATATTAATTAGTTGATTAAAAGTATTACCTAGATTATCAACTGCTGCTATTTCGATGATATCATTATGAAATTGATTGAAACCAGTTGTTTCAATATCGAACCAGATAAATCGTCCGCGTTTAGGTGAGAAACTTCTTAGATACATGTTTGTATTGTGAATGTAAATTTTATGATAAAAAGAATTATCATCAAATTTTATAATTAAAAAATACATGTACCTTTGGTACTACTTCTATATGTTTTATTTCTGCTTACTTTATCACTTGTATTACATCCTTTATTTACTATAGAATCTGAATAAACATTTTTACAGCCTTTTTTTTTATCACATCTTGTGATTTCACCATTCCATCTACATTTTTCAATTCGACAACATTCACCAGCATTTTTAGCAGAACTACAATAATTAGACACGATGTCTTTGATATCATATGTTGAAAGACCTGAATCGAAATTATGATAATACATACTTTCATCGTCTAAATTAACATATACCTCCACATTAATAGATTCCTGTAGATCTTTAATATTAGCAACTTTTTTGCTATATAGTTTATGTAAATCTAATACTTTTTTATAGAATTTCATGAAGCTTTTATTACCATCTTTTATAAAGCTAGCCTTGAAATCATCAAAGTTTTCTTGACCATACACATCATTCACATAATTATCATTAATAAATCTATCTAACATATCACCATCTGAACCTGCCATTTCATATAACATAGGGTATATTTTTTCACTAAAATTTTTTAATTCTGATTTTCTCAGTCTGAAATACATAGCATCGTCGCCAAATAGCTCTTTTTCGTTTTCACATGTATCACAATCGTTATCATTCCATTGTGAATAGTTACTAATAGACATAGCACAATTGGCACAATTTTTAATTTTTTTAAGAGCTTCTTCCTTAAGTAATTCGTTATTTTTTTCTTCTTCTTCTATCTTACGTTTTTCATCATTAGTTATAGCGCTTTTTACAGTTCTATTAAATTTTTTACTTTTCCATGATTTAAGTAGTCTATTACCGGCATCATCTTCGAATTGTTTAACAAGAGAGTCTCGTGTTCTGGCGGATTTACGTGATTTTTCTATATCTCTAGATGATGATTTTTTACATTGTCCTACTTCACCTTTAACTTTACCAGCAGTATATACACAATTTATTTCATCTTCTGAATGAGCATTACACCTTATTGGTTGGCTATGAAATTCAGTGCATTTTGAAGACCCTGCTAATTGACTATAGGTTTTTAATACTTTCTTACCTGTTTTACCATGAATACTTACTTTTCTTCCAGTTTCAGGATTAATAATATAGTTAAAATTCATTTATATTATAAATTAAGATAATTTAATTATAAAAGGTATAGTAAATTTAAATATAAAGAGTGTGTATATAAATTTAAATATTAATTTATATTAATGAGTTATCCATATGACTATCTATTTAAACTAATCATTATTGGAAATGCCGGAACAGGAAAAACTTCATTGTGCCGTAAATATGTTGAAAATGTAACAACGCCATATTATGATACAACCATAGGTGTGGAATTTTTTTCTAAAATATTGACATACGATGAACATCATGAAAATGCTCTTCTTAAAAATAAAAAATTCAAGATACATATATGGGATACTGCTGGCCAAGAATCATTTAGAAGTATAATCAAGTCGTATTATAGAGATGTTGCTGGGGTATTTTTAGTATGTGATTTAACAAGAAGAGCTACATTAGAAGACCTTAAATTTTGGATAAAAGAGATAGATACATATGGACCTGCTGAAAAACCTGAATATACGTTGTTATGTAATAAAAAAGATATGCAAAATAAATATGCTATATTTTATGAAGATATTACTAAATTTTGCGAAGAGAGAAATATAAAATATAGATTTACAACTTATAGAGATAATTCAATGAGTGAAGCGGTAGATGATATGGTATCTAAAATTTATACTAAATATAAAACTGGTCCTAAACATGAATCATATCCTGGCATACGCACCCATTCGTTAGTAAAAGAAGGTAATAAAAAACGTGATCTATGCTCAGGATATTCAAGAGGTAATATGGATTGTTGTTCTATATCTTAAATACTTTATCTAATTCCTGACTCAGTTCTATAGGAATATATTTAAAATCCACCAATAGTCTATTAATTACATATTTTTCAAATGAACCTTTATTTTTTCTAAATTTTTCTAATAACATATCTGAGTCATTGTATAGTTTTACCGCAGTTCGTTCAGCGACTCCATTAAATACTTTGGGAATATTATCAGAACTATCTCCTATCATAGCTTTGATAAAATTTGAAATATCCGCATTACCCTTCGCCTTGTTATTATAAGTTTTTAGATTACCTTGGTATAGTTTTATATTGAAACTGCTATCTATAATTTGTAATAGATCATGATCACTTGAGATAATACTGATTATATTATCTGGATTTTTACGAACTTTTTCACAGCAAAAGTGGATAATGTCATCTGCTTCGGCGTTATCGATTTTAATCTGCTGGAAAATATCATCTTTTAGTAATTCAGGAATAATATTTTCATATGTCCATTTAAATATTATTCCTCCCATAAATTTGTTCTTTTTATAAATTTCATCTCTGGTACCTTTATATTCAGGATAGAAATTCATTCTCCATATTTGCTTACGAGGACAATCTCTGGCGAGAACAATTTTATGTGGTTTAAATTTTTTAATATATTTTTTTAAGGTTTGAAAATACATTTTTTTGTATTTTGCCATAAAAACAGTATTTTGACTCCAGTCATATCCAGGTTCAATGATTTCATCTTCATGGGAGCGTGTATACCATAATTTAGTGGCATAATATCTCCAAAAGTTAAAATACGATACATCGACTATTAGAAAATTCATCAAATGATTCTTTCTTTAATTAACTTTAATAAATAAAAATATCATCAAATTTATTTATTAATGATTCATATTTGATAGGCTTTTATAGTAATCTTGTTTAGACCCATAAATTATAGGTGCACCTGTAACTGAAAACTGGGTGTTAAATGAAGGGAATACATTAGGTATATTGGACATTATATTATTTGAAGAATTCAATGTTGGAACAAGTGTATTTATTATATCAGAAGTATCTTCTGTTTCATTGGAAGCACTAACATATGTGGAACTATGTTGTTTACACCAATCAAGTTTATTATTAAAGTTAACACCAATATTTTTACAGTATTCTTCCATTGTAAGAGTTCCCATTTCAATGTTACATACTGAGCATAAGGGGACTAAGTTACTAATTGTTACCTTGCCACCTTTAGCTTCGGGAATTATGTGACTTGCGTGAAAATTATCTGGAGATATAGTATTTGGACATAGAGGACATAGTTCTTCCTTATTATTACTGAATTCATTCCATACTCTTCTTTTAATACTTTTACTAATTTTGATTTTCTGCTGTTTCCAATTATGCCGCGCTTTGATATTATTATCAAATAACCACTCAATAGAATTATTTTTTTTTAATCCGAATATCATACCTGTTTCTACTGTATTTTTCTCTGCTTTATATAAGAGATTCGGACAGTTGGTAATATAATATTTATAATCTACTTTATCTATAAATTCAGTAGATTTTTCCATAATTAATTGATAGGCTAAATTAGAATCAGTAAGATTAAATTTACCTCTGAATTTACCTGTTGTAAGTTTATTCATAAACGCATCTAAAGTATATTTAGCTAAATTCTTTGAATTTGAGCCAAAAGAAGAAGCATTATATTTTTTAATTAGTTTTTTTAATTCTGTATAAAATTTTGAAGTTGCTCCTGATTTCAACTCCTCAATAGGAATAGGTAATCTACTATTATCTATATTAGCTTCTATAAACCTTTCGTTTATTTCATCCATACTAGAATGCTGTTTAATATAAACAGATAATACATGATCATGATAGTTATATTCATTACATAATTTAGGTATAATACTAAGTCGATGCTGTCCATCAATTATATATGTTTCATTCCCAAAAATTCCCAATTGAATAGGACGTGTCTCATTCAGTAGAAAATGTGGGTCCTTTTTTTTAATGTATGCTTTTAGTAAATCTTCTGAGCGACCTTCATCTAAATCTCTCTGACATTCGGGTGTTTTAAAATCATTTTTAGAAAGGTGGTCATTTATATCTCTAAAAGTGAGTTTTTTTAAACTGCTATTAGAATCTTTATGGATTAATTTTCCATTGATATTAAGATGTCCTTTTCGTGATCTACGGGGCATTTATATATGATAATTAATATAAAAAAGTAAGTATTAAATTTAACAAATTTTTAATAAATTTATTCATGTGAGCCAATTGTATCTATTTCAGGAATAGGGATAATAATCTTTTTCCCAGAACTACATCTGAATAATCTGTCAAAAAGAACCTTATGATAACCTTCTTTATTTGAATAGAAATCAAATACTAAAACATTCTTAATATCTCTAATACTATTAATTTGATGTAGAACATTATATAAATTAAATAGCGCTTCTTTTGGATCAGAATTTTCACTAAGGTCTACATATCCTTGAAAATATTTACTAAGACAAGAATTAATACCTCCAAAATCAATAAGAAGAGATTCCGATAGATAACCTTTAGTATATTCTTCAAAAATACTTTGAGTAGATATAGAGCTTTCATCTATAAAATTAAAGAGCTTTGTATTTGCTCTAATTTGATAATGACTAATATCACTGCCAGGAGAGTCTTCTTGTAAATAACTTATTTTTGTGGCAACTTCTATATCTTTTAATACCTCCTCTATATCAGTTTTTAAAATTGACCCCGGTCTTACTATAGTAACCATATTATCCTCAACTTTAATAATAGTGCTTTCTACGCCATAATTACATGTTTCATCAGATTCGATTATGATAACATCTTCTTCATTATTAAAATAGTATTTGACATGTTCATTAGTAGTAGAGCTTGTTTTACCACTAATATTGGCAGATGGTGCTACAATTGGACAGCCAGATTTATAGATAAGATCTTGAGCGATTTTATTATCTGGACTTCTGATAGCTACGAAGTCACTTTTAGAGTATGTAGGTATGTTTTTATTACGTTTAGCCATAATTGTTAGAGGTCCTGGCCAAAATATACTAAGTTTGTCAATAATAACTTCCTCACTATCATTAAGTAGCCAAAAACTTTTTGCCATTTGAATATTAGTGACATGCATAATCAATGGATTATTAGAAGGTCTATTTTTGAGTCTATATATACTTTTAATACCAATTTCACTGTATACGCTTGCCCCTATACCATAAACAGTTTCAGTTGGAAATATAACTACGCCATTATTATGGATTGAATCAGCAGCTTTTTGAATGCCTATTTTGTCAGATTTTACTGTAGTAGCCATGATTTATTAATAAAAACTTTTTTGATTTTTTTATTATCAAATTTAAATAACTAAAATTTAGGTG